GTATGTTTATCCAACCACCGCGTCTACGATGTATATATCAAGCAGTTCAATCAATGATACCTCGGATGGCACAGGTGCAAGGACCGCAACAGTTTCAGGATTAGATGCCGACTTTAAACCGATAACTGTAACTGTTCCTTTAAATGGTCAGGCAGGTGTACAACTTAACGGTGCTTTAAATTGGTACAGAGTTAATCGTATAGTCGTAAATACAGCAGGTTCTGGCGGGGCAAACGCTGGGGTTTTATATGTAGGAACAGAAGCCGCTCCTGTAGGCGGAGTCCCTACAAATAAGTATGCAACGGTGGCTATTGGTGATAATCAAACCTTAATGTGTATTTGGACAGTGCCTTTTGGTTATACAGCCTATTTACATCAAAAGGACGTATCTTCATCTTCTTCCGCCGGTAAGTTTGCTATTTTTAGTTTACTAGCCAGACCAAAAGACGGTGTTTTTAACATCAAAGACAGAGTGCTTTTGGCTAACAACAGCACGGCTATTTCTTACTGGAACCCTATTCCTTTTTACGAGTGCACGGACATTGAAGTTAGGGCGCAGGCCGATTCCGCTGGAGGATCTATTACCTGTTCCTCTACTCTTGATATGACCTACATTCAGAATTCAGGACCCTTGTAATGGCTGAACGTAAAAAGGCAAAAATGCCTGCCCGTAACAAAAAGAATTTTCGTCCTACTAAATCTGGTGCCGGAATGACGGAGGCAGGTGTTCGTGCATATCGCAGAAAAAATCCAGGAAGCAAGCTCAAAACAGCCGTTACTGAAAAGAATCCATCAAAGTCTCGTGCAAAGCGTCGTAAGTCGTATTGTTCAAGATCTGAGGGTCAAAAGAAAATGCACAACATTGACTGCAAAAAGACCCCAAACAAACGAATTTGTCAGGCAAGAAAGCGTTGGAGGTGCTGAAGTGAGACCTGAAGAAGTGTTACAAAGGTTAGCCAACCATGAAGAAAAATGTGATCTTCGCTACCAGCGGATTGAAGAAAGGCTGGACGACCAGAAAAAAACGCTTGAGCGGTTAGACTTACGCTTGTGGGGTTTAGCTGTTTTAATTGTTGGTGTAGCAGTTGCTGAACGGTTTATGTAATGGCAATCAGTCGAGCGCAAACAGCAAAACAGGTGACCAAGGCACCGGGGAGTAAAAACGTGGCAAAAGACGCATGTTACAAAAAGGTCAAAGCTCGCTACAAGGTTTTTCCGAGTGCGTATGCAAGCGGTGCCATTGCAAAATGTAGAAAAGTCGGCGCTAAAAACTGGGGCACTGGTGGCAAGTCCAAGAAGAAATCTTCTGGTAAGAAAGCGAAGTCATACTGATGGCTGTTCGTAAAACCAAAAAAGGTGCTGCACTCAAGCGTTGGTTTAAGGAAGAATGGAAGGATGTGCGCACAGGCAAGGCGTGTGGACGTAAGGCTGGGGAAAAGCGCGGAACTCCTTACTGCCGCCCTACGAAACGAGTTTCAAGTAAAACGCCAAAGACTGCATCAGAAATGACGGCAGCCGAGAAGCGGAGTAGAATAACCCAGAAGAAACGACTTGGGCAGCCTGCAGGCAAGCCAAGGCGTGTTAAATCCTTGAAGAGGAAAAAGTAATGCCAGATTCCCAAAAACCGATGAAAGAAAAAAGTTTTCGTGAATTGACCTCAGATTTAGAAAAGCTTCGCCGTGAGCTTAACAAGCTGAAAAAGCCTGGTGGAGCTACTCCAGTCAAAAAGGCTAAAGGCGGAATGGTCAAAAAGAAATACGGCGGAATGGTCAAAAAGAAGAAGTAAGATATGGCAACTTCAGGGTCAAGAGACTTCGATCTCGACGTAGCGGACATTATCGAGGAAGCCTACGAAAGATGTGGGCTTGAGGTTCGCACGGGCTACGATGCAAAGACGGCGCGTCGGTCACTCAATATTATGTTTTCCGAATGGGCGAATCGGGGAGTTAATCTTTGGACGGTAAAGCAAGCAACCCTGACCTTGACCTCTGGTACGGCGACTTACAATTCGGGGAATGGCCTAGCTTCCCCCATGAACGATATTTTAGAAGTGGCTATCCGGCGAAGTGGTACGGATTACGAAGTGGATCGGATCAGTCGGGGGGAATACCTCAACATCCCGAGCAAGACCTCGACTGGGAGACCTTCACAATTTTATTTTAACCGGCAGACTAGCCCAGAACTTACGCTTTGGCCGACTCCTGAAAACAGCACAGATACTCTTGTTTACTATTACATAACCAGGATCGAAGACGCTGATACTTCTCAGAACACCGCAGACGTGCCTTATCGGTTTTTACCTTGCATGGTCGCGGGACTGGCGTACTATTTGTCGATGAAAAAGGCCCCAGAGCGTGTTCAATTGTTAAAAGCTGTGTACGAGGAAGAGTTCCAACGCGCAGCGGACGAAGATGAAGATCGTGTAGCCTTAAAGCTACAGCCTGATATTCAATACATTAGGTTCTAACATGGCGAGATATGCTTCAGGTAATAAAGCATGGGGGATATCGGATCGTTCTGGTTTTCGCTATCGCCTGCGAGACATGAAAAAGGAATGGAATGGGCTATTAGTTGGCCCTGACGAATATGAGCCAAAACATCCGCAGCTTGAAACTCCTAATGTTTCAGCGGATCCTCAAGCTTTAAGAAATCCTAGACCTGACAAAAGCGAGACGGTGTATGTATATGTATACACCGATGTGGTTGGGCTTCCAAAAGAAGGCCCAAGAGCCGTGGGTCGTGTTGGTGACGTAACAGTGGTGGTATCGTGAGTTATACAAAAGCAGAGCTAAAGCAAGCAATCCAGGATTACTGCGAGAACGCAGAAACAAGCTTTGTTAATAACCTGGACACGTTTATCGAGTCATGTGAAGAGCGCATTTTTAAAAATGTTGGGTTGACCTTTTTCCGTCGCAACCAGACAGCGAACCTTACCTCGTCAAATCAATACTTGAACATGCCTTCGGATTTTCTTGCTCCGTTTTCTTTGTCTATTACAGTAGGGACCAGCAAAAAGTTCTTAGATTTTAAAGATGTTAATTACCTACAAGATTATTCGCCTGATGCTTCTGTGACAGGGGAGCCAAGATATTACGCTCCATTTGACTACCAGAATTTTATTGTTGCCCCAACTCCTGGGAGCAATTATGCAGTAGAACTGCACTATTACTACCGTCCTGCAAGTTTGACCGCGCAGGCAGATGGCGGAACAACATGGTTGTCGGTTAACGCGCCACAAGCAATGTTGTATGGCTCGTTGATCGCAGCCTATACTTTTATGAAGGGTGAACCGGACGTTCTACAGAATTATAATGCTCAGTTTACAGAGGCAGTCGCTCGATTGAAGAACTTGGGTGAAGCGCGTGAAACGAGTGATGCATATCGGAATGGGTTAGTAACAAGGGAGGCAACATGATAAGCACAGCGGCTTTAAAATTTGATATCCCAGAAACCCCACTTGTGTCAGTTCACACAACAGAAAACCGTGGATTTACGCCGGAGGAAGTAGCATTAAGATGTGTTGAGCGTTTAATCAGTATTTCTGAAACGGCTGATCCAGTGCTAAAAGATCAAGCGCAAGCGTACAAAGCGCAAGCACATAAACTAATTGCATATTATATGCGGGAGGCTATTCGTTCGGATCGCACAACCATATATAATGCACTAACGGATGCTGGGCATCCAAAATTAGCTGAAGCCATAAGGAGATTGTAATGGCGATTACTCAAGCAATGTGCACTAGCTTCAAGCAAGAACTGCTTGAGGGTCAGCACGACTTTCGCAGTGGTGGAGATGCTTTTAAATTAGCGTTGTACACCTCTTCTGCAACATTAGACGCAACTACGACAGACTACGATAGTACGAACGAAGTGTCTGGTACTGGCTATGTATCCGGTGGTGGAGCGTTGACAAATTTTAATCCAACGACTTCTGGAACTACTGCGTTTGCAGACTTTGCGGATTTGACGTTTTCTACGGCATCAATTACAGCAAATGGAGCGTTGATTTATAACACTGAAACAGGTGGTGGATCAGGCACAACTGATGCAGTAATTGTTCTTGCTTTTGGTGGCGATAAAACATCAACTTCTGGTGATTTTACTATTCAGTTCCCAACTGCTGACGCCTCTAACGCGATTATCCGTATCGCCTAGGGCGTAACAAATGGCAGACATCACTGGCTGGGGACGAGGGACTTGGTCCCAAGGGGCTTGGGATGAACCAATCCCCGTCGTACTCACTGGTGAGGAAATCACCGGTGCGGTTGGCTCTGTTGATGTTGTCATCACTGTCCCGGTTACCGGGGAGTCTGCTACGGGGTCCGCTGGAGATGTTACGGTTATTGGAACCGCAAACGTCCCAGCCACAGGAATAGATGCCACTGGCGTAGTTGGTTCTGTCACAATCAATGCTGATGCCAATGTCAGCGTTACCGGTGAATCTGCCACGACTGACGTAGGCACTATCACTACAACGGCGGATGCCAACTTATTCCCAACAGGAGAGGATGCAACTGGGGAAGTAGGAACGCCAACGATTACCGCTGATGCTGATGTTCCTCAGACGGGCATAGCTGTTACTGGTTCTGTTGGAACAGTTTCCATTACCGCTGATGCTGTTGTATCCTTAACCAACACAAATCTGGTTGCTACTGGACGCCTTGGAACAATATTTGTTTGGAGCGAGGTCGATCCAAATCAGTCCCCAAGTTGGGCTGCAGCAACACCGTCTCAGTCGCCAGGTTGGTCAGAAATTACGCCTTCGCAGTCTCCGGGCTGGGAAGACATAGCGGCTTAGGAGATATAGATGCCTAGTACATATACCACCAGAAACGGCATTGAGCTGATCGCAACTGGCGAGCAGTCCGGAAGCTGGGGTGACACTACTAATGTAAACCTGCAAATCATCGACCGTGCTTTAAGCGGTGTAGGTACGATTGATTTATCAGGTTCTGGGGCTTCTCACACATTAAGCACGACAGACGGCACTTTATCTGACGGAATGTATAAGGTTCTTGATCTTTCAGGAGCTACTGAAGCTTGTGTAATTACCATTTCTCCAAACACTGCTAGCAAGCTTTATTTTGTTGATAACAACTCAGGGTTTCAGTGCACAATTAGTCAAGGAAGCGGAGCAACAGTTGCGATTCCTAACGGGGAAAGCCGGATTGTATATGCGGATGGTGCTGGTGCTGGTGCCGCTGTTGTTGATTTTACCGGACTAATTAAGCTCGCAAACACACAGATTACCGGCCTCGGTACAATGTCTACGCAAAACGCAACAAGCGTAAACATTGATGGAGGAGCTATTGACGACACGCCTGTTGGCGCAACAACAGCGAACACTGGTAGTTTCACAAACTTGACAGGGTCTGGAACCGTTAACCTAAACGGGTTAATTTACCCAACATCTGATGGCACCTCTGGGCAGGTTATCCAAACAGATGGAGCGGGGACCCTGACGTTTGCGGCAGGAGGAGGCGGCGGTGATGCTGGCCTTCAAGATATCATGTTATTAATGGGAGCCTAAGATGGCGTCAGCTTATAAAGTCTTGGGGCAATCGGCTCCTAGCGCAACAACTAACACAGACCTTTACACTGTACCTTCAGCGACTGAAGCAGTTGTATCTACAATCTTTGTGTGTAACCGTGGTTCTACAGCC